GCACATACTCGGCGTGGATGCCCTGCAGGGCGTCCGGCTGCTCCGCGCGGCTGGTGCGCGCCGAGATGAAGGCCTCCTCCGGGCTCGCCTTCAGCTCGATGCGGTCGGACTTGATCTCGAGCAGCTCAGCCACCGCCGGCGGCAGTAGCTTGGCCCAGCGGCGGCACTCGCCGAAGAGGGCGTCGAAGAGCTGGCTGGCCGTGGGGGCGGTGACGACCACCTTGACGGGCACGCGGGTGAGCATGAACCAGAGCATGGCCCAAGAGGCCACGGTGGACTTGCCCGTGCCGTGGCCGGAGCGGACGCTGATCTTGCGCTCACCGGCCGCCAGAAGCTCTAGGAGGCTGCGTTGCCACGGGTCGGGGGTGACGCCTAGGACCTCCTCCACGAAGGCCACAGGGGCGGCGTGGTAGCGCTTGACGAAGGCAAAGTACGGGTTTTCAGAATTTTTCATGGGGTCCGTGTGGGGTTACGCAAGCGCCGACCCCCCGCCGGGGGCGCCCTGCCGGGGGGGGGTCGCGGGCAAGGGGGAGTTATCCACAGGTTATCAACAGGTTATCCACAGGATATCCACAGAGTTACCCACAGAAAGGGGGGAATGACCGCAGGGTGGTCACAATCGCCCCGATTTAACATAATGGGTGTTATACGCACTACGCGCCGCAACCCCTTGCGAATCAAGCACTTGCGCCGTGCGCGCACTTGCACATCGGCGCGCAGGTGCGCTCGACCGCGCGCAGATCGTCAGGCCGTGAGTTATCCACAGGTTATCCACAGAGTTATCCACAGGCCGGTTCAATGAGTCACGCGCGCGGGACCGTCGGCTTCGGTGTGTCATTCGTCAGCTTTTCAGGCTCTTGCACGCTCACGGTCCGCATCAGGTCGCGCACCGCAGCAAGGTGCAACGCCGTCGTGTCGGTGATGCGGACATCGCTCTGGATCTTGTTTCCCCACCGCTTCGGGTCCATCCGTTCGGCCAGCCATTGCCTCGCACCCATCGCAACCTTCGCGGCGTTCGGGTCGATCTGTTCCTGCTCCACCTGGTCAGCCAGCGCCTCGATGCGTTCAGCGTTCGCCAGGGCACGCGCAGTCCGCACTAGCTCGAACTTCTCATGCCTCGCAGGATCGGACTGAATCGTCTCCCATAGCAACTGGTATGGGATCTCGCTGCCCTTCACGAACGAAGACAGGCTGTTGCCCTCGGCAAGATGAATCCAGAGCTGGTCCCAGAAGGCCGGCGATTCCATGACCGTAAGCGCCTTCTCCCGCCTCGCCCGCTTGATTGGTGTCCCTGCCATCAGTCCCTCGTATGCACGAACGTGCTCACATCCTCAAGGTCCATGTCGTACCCATCGACCGCCACCACATCGAAGTTGCTGTACCGTCGCCGCGTCTGCTCTGGCCTCATCTGCCGCGTCGCTCGAGGAGCCGGACGGTTGCGTATCTCTTCAGCGTAGACCCTGCGCCAGAGCTTCTCTGAGGTCGTGAACCTATGGCCGCAGGTCAGGCACTCCCGCCGACGCCGCGCCTCGGTCGGGAACTGGTAGACCTTCACGACCTCGCTCGGCTTGGAGCACTTCGGGCATTTCATCGTTCGGGCAGCTGCGGCTTGACAAGCTTCAGCCAGTCATCAAGACGCTGGATGACCAAGAACTCGCGCTTATCGCCCCGGCACACAACCGCCGGGATCTCGTAGGGCGCACACGCAGCGGTAGCCTGGTCGACCCACTCGTAGACCGCGATGGACTTCCTGCGCTTGACCTCGAGCACCCACCGAGCGAGCCGGATATCAGCGCCGCCGTCTCTGGCCTGCCCCAGTATTCGATTGGTCTGCCACCCGGTCGATTCGGTAATGATCTTGCACACCTCTCGCTCGGTCTCGGCGCCCCGTTGTCGTTGTCGCAGTCCCATTTCAACCGTCCGCGGTCATGTAATGCGCTGGATGATACTCCGACCTTTTCCTTGCACGCCAATAATCTGGCCGCCTCGCCTCATCGACCGCATCCATCACGATGGCCGTGACCGCGTTCTGCTCGATGACTGCTCGAGCGGCGATCGCCAGCTCGTCGAGGGTGTGCCCAGACTTCCTCGCCGCGAGCCGATGGTGCCGGTGAGGCAAACCGCCCGTATTCTCGGTCAAGCAGATCGGGCAGAGCTTAACGGCCCTTTTCATTTGCCACCTTCCAGAGCAGGTTGATGCTAGGCGGCTTCTCGCCTCTCGCGTTCTCGGCGAGCTCTGCCGCCTCGGCGAAGGTTGAGGTCATCCCGAGCCACCTTGGAATCACCCGCCCGTCAACTCCCATCCGCCAGACGACATACTCAACCTTGTCGCCCACCCGCTGCCCCCGGATACAGAACCGGCCATCTGTTGACACCTTGTCCCAGAAGTCGTCGTCGATCCACTCGAGCGGCCCCTTGTGGTCTAGGTCAATCTGCTGCTGGCTCATACCGGCCACCTCGGGTCGGTGCCGACCTCGCCCTTGGCGTCCTGGTAATGGACGACCTTGGCGTTGAACATCGACTGCATGGCCTTGGCAATCTGGAACCCTTCCTGCCCCAGACCCTCAACCATCCGCCTTGCTAGTGGCGTGTTTGCACTATGTTGCTCTAATGCAACACTACGCAACGGACTTGTCTTGTACCTCATGCTTCCTCCGTGTCTGAACCAATGTCCGAAGTCATGTCCGAATGTCCGAGTCCTAAGGACTCTCGGACATTTTCGGACATCTTGACCGTCCGAAACTGTCCGAATTTGACGCTTTCGGACATTTTCGGACATCACTCATTTGAAAGCCTCGAGCCGCCCACCGTGGCCGTCAGGAAGGGCGACATGAGGAGCTTTTCGACCGCATCGTGGACAGACTGCCGGCTGATGCCGCACTCCCTCCCGATCTGGCGCAGCTCCTCGACGGTCCAAACGAGGGCCGTCTCGCTCCGCTTCTGGCGCTCCCTGAGGGCGAGCAGGACGGTCCGCTGCGCCTTACCTTGTGGCGCCTGCGCGCTGATCGGGCGCTCCCCCTGCGCCACGCTCTGGCGCATGATGAGGCTGGTCAGCCGCTCGCCGTACCGGTCGGCCGCGCCCAAGTCGATGACCTCGGCCTCGTAGGCGAGGTTCGGCAGCTCGCCGGTGTCCTTGAACCGCTGCCTCGTGACCTCGACGTGGGTGTTCGGCTGGGCGGCGCGCTTGACGATGAACTCGCTGTCCGGGTTCGCCATGAGGGCGCTGGCGCCTCGCGGGCGGTCGGCGTCGCCGTGCCCGGAGTGCGCGACGATCAGCACGCTCGCGTCGTACCGCTCGCGGATGAAGCGCGACACGGCCGACAGGTACGCCGCCACCTCTTGGTTGCTGTTCTCATCCATGCCGGCGCTGAACTTGGAGAGCGTGTCGATGACGACGAGCGTGGGCCGGATGCCGGCCTTGTCCATGGCCTCGACCAGCATCGCCATCTCCTCCTCGCGGTTGAGGTTGAGGGGGCGCTCGAGGGCGAGCACGGGCAGCGCGCGCAGGTCTTGGCCGCCGCCGAAGGTCTGCATCCACGCCTTGACGCGCCTGCCGAGTCCGCCGCCCTCGCCGGAGAGCAGCGCCACCGGGTTGCCGGCGTTGGCGATCCGCATGGCCCAATCCAAGGCTATGAAGCTCTTGAAGCTCGCGCGCGGCCCCGCCAGGACGGCCACGACCTTAGCCTCGATGACATGGTGCAGGAGCCACTCCGGCTCGCGGTTCTCCTCGACGATATCGGCGACATGGCGCAGCACCACCGAGAAGCCCGTCGCGTTCGTGGCGCCCGGCGTCACCGCCGCAGCGTCCGGCTCAAGGCTGCGGACCATGCCGCGCGCCTCGGGCGCATCCTGCCACGCGCCAACTGGCGGCGACTCTTCGAGCTGCGCCGGCACGGCTGGCGTGCTGATGCGCACCTCTGGGCTGGTGCCCGCGAACTTGCGCACGGCGCTCGCCGCCATCGGCTCGATGCGGCTGCGCAGGTCGACGCCGTCGCCGTTCATGCTCGACCCGTTTGCGAGCAGATCCTCCAGCGCGGCCACGATATCGTCGTAATCAAGCCCGCGCGCGGCCCAGCGGCTTGAGAGCTTGAGCATCGCCTCGTAGCGACCCTCGCCGCGGTTGAAGGCCTCGAGCAGGTCCTTGTTGGTGCGCGTGTCGCGCCCAGTCTTGGGGTCGGTGCCCTGCGCCTGGTGATACAGCGGCTCAAGGTCTGACGCCTCGTCCACGCAGCGACCGTGGGTCTCTAGGAACTTGTAGCGGGCGCCGCGCACCTGGCCGAAGTAGAAGGACTGGGAGAGGGTGAACGACTCACGCGAGGCGATACCGCCCAGGGCGCGGTTGGCGCGCGCGACGAAGTAGGCCCGCTGCGCCGGCAGCGCGGCCTCGGAAAGCGGCAGGATGGCGCGCCAGCGCGGTGCGCCCTCGGTGTAGGACGCCGAGGTATAGATCACCGAGGTAAGCCCGGCGGCCTGCAGCCGCGCCTGGCCTTCCTCTGGGGTGACGGACTCGTTGTCGTAGTCCACCTCGATGCCGTAGACGCGGACGACATTCCCGGCGTGGCGCAGGTAGCCCTTGTCGGACGGGTTGTCCCCGTACTCGCAGAGAGAGAGCAGCGGGCAGGCGGCCTTCGACATGTACGCCGGCGGGTTGGCTAGGGTTCGGACGAGCTCGACCCATGGCGCGTCGGCGTGCTCGGTCTTGGCCTTGGGCCACACATCCGGCCACACGGTGTAGGTGATGAGCGGGCCGTGGTCGCCGGCGCGGGTGATTGACTGGGTGCTCATGGGTAAATATCCGGCCGCAGGGCCTTGCGTGATACACCGGTTGCGGCCTCTACCGCAAGCACCCGCAGCGCCGGGACGCTGCCGCGCGCGCACCACTTCTGGACGGCCTGTGGCCTGATCCGTAGGACCTTGGCGAGGGCCGACTGGCCCCCGGCTTTGTCCACGGCGTAGATGATGGCCGCGTGTTGCGGCGTGACTTTCCTGCTCATGTTGACATGGTACAACCTTCGGTATAGGCCACGGAAGGGGGTATGAAAATATTTTACACCGGGGGGTTGTAATCCGTTTTCTGCTGTGCGACTATCCTTTCCACGGGCGGCGATGTTGCCGACCGGAAGTGATAGAAGGAGACGAACATGAACGAACAGAGCACTCAAAAGATGCCCCTCGCAGCCGCTTGGCAAGCAATGGCAAACCTCGCCGTCGCAACCCGCGCCGCTCGCGCTCGCAGCGGCGACAAGTTCATCGGCACCACGCTTGGTCCGCACAACGGTACTGAGCCGACCGTTCACATTGTGCGGGTGATTCGGCAGCATGGCCGCCGCAGCCCAATCGTCAAGACCTTGACCGCGCCGCTCACTTGCGCGCAGGCGGAGGAGTTTCTGCGCGCCTACGAGTTCGACGAGGACGACGACCGGCAGAACGGCACCTTCTACGCGCATGAGTCTGAGCCGCTCACGCTCGTGATCGGCCGCCGCCATCGTGTATGGGTTCACTCGTTGCAGCAGGCCTCTGAGGTTTACTGCAAGCTGCGCGACGAGAGCGACGAAGGCTCTCGTACATGGCCGGAAGGTCGCGTCGGCAAGCACTACATTAGTTACAACGGCAAGGTATGGTCAAAGCCTTCGCGGCTGTGGCAGTCGGGCGACGAGCCTGTCTATGACCCCTACTCTGAGGTGGCCGCATGACTCCCCTTGAGACCGCCTTCTGCGCAGCCGTCGGGCTTTTGGCGCTAATTTTCTTCGGCGTCTTGGCGCTCTTCATGTACGCGCGCCCCGCGCCGTGGCCGTGCCTGCGCGACCGCCGCGAGCGGCTGCCGCACCCGACCATCCGCGCGCGCGTCGTGCAGCCGGGCAAGTATTCGCGGTGGTTCGTATGAGCGCCCCGGTCGATAACTTCTACAAGAGCCTTGAGCGCACGATGGGTCTGCGCGTGGACGCCGCGAGCGTCACCGCCCCGACCCGCGCGCGACTCTGCGGCGTCAGCGTCGGCGAGTTGGCGCAGGCGCTTAAGTTTTCCGGCCTTTCAATTTTTACAGGCCACGACGGCGTGGTCGAGATCCGAAGAGTCGATTCAACAACCCAAGAAGGAGAGAAGCGATGAGTCTGTTTGTTAGCGCCGCCTCTGGCGGCAGTTTCGAGCCCCGCAAGCCCATCGAGGCGGGTGCGTATGCGGCCGTGTGCGACATGGTGGTGGACCTTGGCGTCCAGCCGTCACCGGGCGGCCAGTTTGCGCCGAAGCGCACGGTGGTGCTGCGGTTCCAGATCCCGGAGATCCGGGTCGAGATCACGAAGGAGGGCGAGACCAAGAGCCTGCCGGCGGTCATCTCGCGCACCGTCGGCCTCTCGCTCAACGAGAAGAGCACGCTCTACGCGCTGCTGACCTCGTGGCGCGGCCGGGCGTTTACGCCGGAGGAGCTCAAGAAGTTCGACCTCTCGAAGATCTGCGGCAAGCCGGCGTTCATCAACATCACGCACAGCGTGAAGGGCGACCGGACATACGCCAACCTCACGTCCATCATGCCGCTGCCGAAGGCAATCCCGGCTCCGGTGATGGAGGGCGAGGCGCTGGTGTACTCAACGGACGCGCCAGACCCTGCGATTTTTTTGCAGCTCCCGACCTGGATGCAGGACAAGATCGCCGCCCGCATCGTGGACGCGCCGAAGCCGGCCCCGAAGCCTGCCGCCGCGCCTGCGGCGCTGGCGTCGGACTTTGCCGACGACGACCTGGCGTTCTGACCGTGCCTACACCACCATTAGGTTACAAAGCCGCCGACGGGAAAAAGATCCCTTCGGTCACTACTGTCCTGCGGGTCAAGGACCCCGGCGCGCTCATCAACTGGGCGTACAAGCAGGGCCGCGAGCACGGGCTGCTGGAGGGGCAGGGCAAGGACGCGCCGGGCGGTCTGTACGAGGGGAACGACATCCTCGCCATCGGCACCTGCGTCCATAGCATGTGCGAGGCCTGGGTAAAGGGCGGGTCTCCGATGGAGGTGCTCGAGAAGAGCATCGCCGCCGAGACCGTCACCGACCCGGTGTCGTTCCGCGCGCGCGCATCGTCGGCGTACTCGGCCTTCGAGTTCTGGTGCAAGGGCACGCAGCTGGAAATCATCGACTGCGAGGTGAAGGTGATATCTGAGGCGCACCGGTACGGTGGCACCCTGGACTTCATCGGCCGCCTCGACGGCAAGCTCGTGCTCGGGGACTTCAAGACCTCGAACTCGGTCTGGCCGGAGATGCTGTGCCAACTGGCGGCCTATGCCAAGGCCTACGAGGAGACGACCGGGAACCGGATCGACGGCGGGTACCACCTGCTGCGGTTCTCGAAGGAGAACGGCGACTTCGGCCACCACTTCTACCCGTCCCTGGACGATGATGCCTGGCCGGCGTTCCTGCACCTGCGGGCGCTGCACGACTTAAACGAGAAGCTGAAGAAGCGCGCGGCGTAATCATCCACCCTTGAGTCTGGCAAACCCCTACTCGGAGCCCGGCCCCGTCCAGACAGCCGGTACCCTACTATGACGCTACACACACACGCCGGCCCGCTGCCCACGCACCAGTATGTCTGGGTCGAGCCCAACGCGATCGGCGACCACGGCTGGCTGCGCGCGGTCTGGTTTGGGCTCACGAGCTTCCCCGGCCGCGCCTTCGGCTGCCATGTCTTGCTGGAGTGCGGCGCGGTCTACCGCAATGTTCCGCTGCACCAGCTCGCGTCTCGCAATGACGTCGACGAGCCGTGGACGCCGGCACAGGCCGCGACCTGGGACTGCTACGGGTACCAATTCTCGGCCATCGAATACCCGTTCCTGCAGAGCATGAACTGCCGCGTGCGCCTCCAAGACAAGTCGGAGCGCCGCGGGATGTACCTCTTCACCTTGGCCCCGGTCGGCGACGCATTCAGCGCAGCGCCAGAGCAGAGCAAGGAGTTTTATTTCATTCAGCTGGAGAACGGCCGGTTCACGGCGCAGCCGACGAACCATGTGCTCATCGAGGATCGGTCGTTCACGACGGCGCTGGAGTGGCCCAAGTTCCTGCGCCGGCAGAATGAGTGGCACAGCGCGGAGGATTCAGAGTGA